TGGTTGCCCCTCCAAGTGGTCCGGGTGGGAACCTAGCCCTCTACACTCAACTTACCCCCAGGCGAGCGACTACACTCTTTTCCATGAGTATGCCCGCATTGCGTGCCCTAGTTTGTACTACGGACGGATTACTGTTCGATGCCGATGACTGCACGCAATCAGAGCTACCAGGGATTAGGGCCCGGTCGTCCGGCATTGGTGGTGAGGACGGTTTAGGGGTTAGAGCTAAGAGCAGCCTTCTGCCGATTGTATCGAAACAACCTAATGTTAGGTTGATGGGTGCAGTTGGCCTCGGTAGCAGTGTACAGAGTTGTCCACCGACTGAGCATACCCCTCGTAGCGTTATGAGTCAGGTTAGCAAAGTCACCGACCTATTACTCCAAGTGAGTTGCTTGGGGATGGCGCCCCACGTGAAGAAACCTCCCCGTGGTGTGGGGTGGACGCTGGCGACAAATTCTTCCCTAAATTATCCTATCCATTCCGAAACTAATTTAATGTCAGAACGCTTCCAAAGGTTGTTCCCCCAGTACTCAAAAATCGCTACAAGGTGGTCGCGCAACATCAAAATTGCCCACCACGAGTATGAGATAATGTTGCCTGCCTGTGACGAGGTCTGTAATGCTGTAGCCGCCGGTAGGCTCAGCGCACGTGACCTACATCATTTTATGAATTGCGCCTTCGCCGGGCAATTGACTGATCGGGCTATTGCCCTAATTGATAAATTAGACCCACTGTTACTCACAGATAATAGAGAAGGGGAGGCGCTCCTTAACAAGGCTCGCGTGAATAGTCAGTATTACGGACTTCACATGTGGGACACTGAAACACTGTTCCGTAGCAAGCAAGGTCAGAAAAGAAAGCATGAGTATAGTAGCACTCCCCTCAACGTCCTATTCGATCGAGCTGTCAGTGAGAGGTTGGTGGTCCGAGCACCAGCACCCATGGTAAGTTGGCTCACGGGTCAAATTATTCGCCGAGCTAACCAGACGGATACAACCCCCGGGATTTACTCTGGTGGACTAGCTTATTTCAAAGGAACTCCCGTGGATGTGACTCATCACGCCATGGTTATTTACTACCGTAAGTTTATGTCCTATAAGGCAGCGTGGAAGTGTGCTAAGGAGCTACGAGCTACGTATGCCGCGCAACCGGCAACCCTCAAAATCGGATTGACAGCGCCCCTACTTGGCACACTACGCACCAAACACCGCAGTAAAGCCTTTGGACAACGGCGCTACGCCAATTTAGTTAAGAAAATTAGCGCACGTAGCGCCCTAGTTCATGAGTTTGCTGACTTCCAAACAACAGCTAGGCTCAAGCGTACTCAACGCGAGCAAGTGGAACGTGCGCTCGACCCAGCACGAATTGCAGATCATGCTAACCGCTCCGACGTCCAGGGTCGCAATCGATCTGCGCGTAACAGGGTTATGCTCGAACTAGTCCGTGCAGCTTATGACCGAGTTGCGCTGGTAGAGTCGCTCAAGGTCCTATTCCCTTACAGTGACGGAGACTTATTATCTCGTACCCGTATACAGTGGGAAGAACTAGCAACAATATTGCTGTTGCTAGTTAAGGATATTGGTACGGACGGGATCGCCTGCCTCCTTGACAATACAGGGGGAGTAGGACTCCAGGCCTTCGCAGGCTTGGCATTATGTCTCGGCATGAATGTTGAAGCTAGGCCATACATCTTTGGTCTCCTTAACCATGGCGTTTACTGTGTGGGACTCAAGTTGCCAGTTAAAGTCAACAAGGCCTGCCACAATATTCTTCGGCGGACAGGCAGCATCCCATATTTTATGCGTAAGGTCCGTGTCCCTGCCCTTACGATTCTCGACCCCTCAATCCACAATAAGCCGCTAAACGAACTACAAATACCCAGGCAATTTATAATGTATTGTGACCAACTTGGAGGTCGGGCACAGGACAACTTACTTGGTTTTGATGGTTACGTGGAAAAACGGGCTGTTACACCCAGTCCCTATGGCCTCAAGATGCGTGAGTCGGAGTCATTGCGCCAAACTATGGCTTGGCTCCGTGCAGCTGAACCCGTATACAAACGCCTTCACGATGTTGCGAGCGCTGCTTTCGCCTCCCACCACCACTACACACCTGAGGAATTCAAGGCCTCTTTCATCAAAGTGGCCCCACTCGGATCCCTGGGTAGTAGTAAACACGATCTCCACGAGTTCCTTGACGATCTTCATAATGCGCACAAAAGATTGTGGTTGGACAGTCAGCCCATCGAGCAACTATGGGAAGTGCTTGAGTTAGAACCATATATGCTACACGATGCGCAAGTCAAGACTGAGCCAGGTCCGAAGTTGAGACAGATAATACCTGGGCAACCTCCACAGTGGTCCGTTGAAGCGCAAATAATGCACTTCCTGGAAATACAGTTCTATGAATCTAATAGCACACTAACCCTTGGGAGTTCCAGGTGGAGAGTCTTTTGTGACCACCAGGAGCGCAGGCTACGGAAGGCACGCGGTCTGGGTACAATAGCCACTGACTACGATGACTTCAATTGGGCTCATCTCCGGTATCTTATGCAGAGGGTATATGCTAAGATCGGTGAAGCAGCTCAGTCTCAGTCCGGGAAAGGTGATTGGAATGGCCTTAATTATGCAGGCCATATCCACAAGTGTTGTGAGTGGATGGTAGCCAATATCGACCGCATGTATGTCCGGGAAGTAGGTGGTGACGGTATGTACCATATGGTATTCCAGGGGCTTAGCAGCGGCTGGGGAACAACCAGCTTCATCAATAATTTCATGAACGATCTACATGATAGTATTCACCAAGACGAAATCGAACATATTGCTGGTCATAAGCCGCTGGGGAAGATTCGTAAGAATGGTGATGATGGCGATGCAGCATTCAGGGTCTTACTGTGCGCCTTGTTATATATAAGGTCAATGACGCTGACTGGGATGCAAATGCAACCTGGGAAGCAGTTGATAGGTGATGTTAACGAATTCCTCCGCATACTTGGGATTGGAGACGAGTTATGGGGTTGCATCAACCGAGGGATAGGTAGCTTTGTATCTAGTGATCTGCAAGCACCGGTCCGCGATAATGGTTTAGCCTACACTACTGGATCCTGTGAGGCTCTACAAATGTTAGTACGTCGCGGGGCTTCCCCCCAGTTCTGCGCAAACTTACAGACCCCCCTTCTATTGCATTTTGCTAGTGTTAAAACCCAGAGGCCTGACGGTTCCGAAAGAATAGTTCACCTTACGAATGTTGATGCATTATATGCTAAGTGCTCTGACGGTGGTTTCGGAGCATACTATTATGGACAGCATACTTATAATAAGCTCCCCCACGCTCGAGCCTGGCCTGTTATTCGCGCACCATGGTCCCTAGAGGGTGCCCCGCACCATGGGGTCCACGCGGCTATGAAGCTAGTATTCAACCGCTTCAACGAGGCTGGTATAACCTGCGACCGGTACAGTGCCCTACACACGGATTTTATCGATGCAGCCACACAAAATGTGGACACATATCGGCATGCCGCTGCAGAGAACATTGCGCGCAATGCCTACGCAGACCATATTGAGTGGCTAAATAACCTCGGAAAAGTGAGAAATTCTACAACGCCTTATGCTGAGGTTATTGAGGCCAATGTGGCTAAGGTAGCCACTGGGCGTTTCCGCTTCTTCATGGATTCGTCACCTGAAGATATTGCGGATTTTGATTTGCCTGACGTTGAACATGAGGTAGATCGTGCCATTGGCCGCGCCCTCGGTTTAGGCTCAATAACCCCTGCTATCCTACACGACCTGCGCGATTCGAAGACCCTGGAACGGCTAACAGTTCGACAGGTACTCAGTCGAGTTCACGCTAGAGATGCAGCTATTGGGCGGATGAATTCAATCCTACCGGAGCAGGTCGTCAATGCCATTCTTGAGGCAGGGTATCGGCTGCCCTCCTTCTACGCAGCTACAGTACCAGCCGATTATCTACCTGTAGCTAAGGCTGCAACTATGCTGACTATCCGTGACTGTTATAAGTCGCAGGATACTCCAGCACGTGTTATGCAGCACTGTGACGGTATTGCCCATAGCGCGCAGGCTGTCATCACCGATCTTATGTTGACAGTATACAAAAATAAGATCAATATATAAAACGTACATAGTATTACAAATTTGCGTTAGTGATATGCACTGACCTAAGACATTAGCTTGTACAGACGAATGTCTTAGTTAGCTAACTAACGAAGAAGCGAAAGTAGTAATACATAATTCTAAAAA